TACATTAAAAAAATTCATAAAGTTAGCTTTCGATACGAATAAAACAACTAATACAAAAAGTGGTTTTATTTTAATGGCAACTGGTTTTTGTTCATACTGGTTGAAGGCGGTTTTTACACCACTACCAACTTTACCACCTTGTATTTCTCCATTAAAAGGCACTACCGTTCTTTTTCCAGGAGAACCAACTGAATTGGAAAAAGATTTGATAAAGGCATTCGATCAACCTGAATTTGAAATGTTCACAGATACCCTTTACAATGCACTCGTTGCTCATCATACTAAAATTGCAGGAACATACAATGGATTGGTCCCAGCATTCCCATCACCAATACCTGGCATATTTCCTTGGGTTGCCATATTAAGTGCCCCATTACCAGACACAGGAACATCAGGAACAAGTGGAACTGATGGTACATCCGGAACAGGTGGAACTGACGGAGGGGATGGAGCTGGCGGAACTTCTGGTACATCCGGAACTGACGGAAGGGGTGGAACTGGAGGAACTTCTGGAACATCTGGAACATCTGGAACTGGAGGAACTTCTGGTACATCTGGAACTGGCGGAACTTCTGGAACAGGAGGTAGAAATACAACAAGTGGAACGGGTGGAACATCAGGAACTTCCGGTGAAAAAGGTGTAGGTGGATTTGATTTGAATGGTGTTAGTGATATAAATGTTAAACGTAGAATTTTGAGAATTGTTCGTGCTGCTAATAATAAGTTTAATGCAGATTGGGTTGTTCAACTTTCAACTCAAACTTACATAAACCCTATTCCTGATAGTATAAAAAGAGAAATCGCTTTTAATACATCATTGCAAAAAGAAATCGGTAATCTAAAAGGTCAAAACGTTAATAGGATATATTACATATATGATATTATGATTGCAGATAATAACATAACACTTGATGGCAATACCGGATATGTAAAAACTGGAACAACTGGAATATAATTTACACATATTTATGTGTATGAATGAATGCACAGAAAATATCGTTAGAGAAATAATCAGAGAATACTTTGTATCAGTATTGATAGAAGGAAATAAACCCAGTGGTGGATTAACCGGTTGGTTTAGAGAAAAATGGGTTGATATTTCTCGTAAGAAAAAAAGTGGTGGTCATCCGCCATGTGGCGCTTCTGCTGGTAGTAAAGCCAGAAAAGGTGGTAAGAGAGCATATCCCAAATGTGTTCCGGCATCAAAAGCATCTTCAATGTCATCAAAACAAAAAAGAAGTGCAGTAACACGAAAAAGAAAACACGGTGCAACCGCTCGTGGTAAAGCAAAAATGGTTTCAACTTATACAAAGGATTGATAATGGAAATTGATAAAAAAATAGAAATGATACTTAAATCATTTGCTGTATTTGGTGCAATCGGTATTATATTATTCATATTCATATCTACGAAAATCGAAGGTGATAATATAAGACAGTATACGAAAACCAAAGACAGTTTGGAGGCATTGATAAACAAATATCAATATGATTACATAGAATTGAAACGGCGAGCCGATAAAATGGATTCACTGCTGAATGTAAAAAAAGATAAATTGGAAGAAGTAAAAGGTTCTTTCAACAAAAAAAGAAAACCTACCATAAAAAATTCAAATGAAGCAATCAAGTATATCAATAAATTTTTAAGTGAGTAAATTATGAAATATGTTTTGGCGTTAATCTTTTCAACATCCGCTTTATTTGCTACTGAAAAAGATTCGGTTTACTGTTTTAATAAAAAAGAAATAACACTACTTGCAAATAAAATACAATTACTTCGTGATTCAATAGATTATCTTCAAACGGTAGTTGATGTTCAAGACACTGTTATAGATTTATATGAATCTAGGTCAGATATGTTTTTGAAACAATTAAACAACCGAGACAATGTTATTGATGCGTGTAAAAGAAGAAGTGAAGAACTTGAAAAAATAAATCAAGAACTTCAACCTAGTTGGTATGATAATAAATTTTTGTGGTTCTTAACCGGAGCCGCTTCCGTCTTAGGAATAGTGTTGGTAGTTCAATGAGTCAATTGAATAAAAATCTTAAAGACATAATCAAAGAGGAATTTGCTAAGTGTGCAAGTAATCCCGTATACTTTATGAAAAGGTATGCAAAGATTCAACACCCAACTCGTGGCAAAATACTATTTGAATTATACCCATTCCAAGAAGATGTTGTAAAAGAATTTAACAATAATCGATGGAATATAGTTCTTAAATCTCGTCAGTTGGGTATATCCACACTTATTGCTGGTTATTCTCTTTGGTTGATGCTATTTAATCAAGATAAAAACATTCTTGTTATTGCAACGAAACAGGAGACTGCGAAGAACTTGGTTACAAAAGTTCGTGTTATGTATGACAATCTTCCAAGTTGGTTAAAGACCGGCGTTCAAGAAGATAATAAATTGTCACTTCGTTTTAGGAATGGTTCACAAATTAAAGCCGTTTCTGCTGCCGCTGACTCTGCTCGTTCTGAAGCACTTTCACTTCTGATTATAGACGAAGCCGCCTTTATTGATGATATAGATAAAATATGGGCATCTGCACAACAAACACTTGCTACCGGTGGAACTGCTATTATTAACTCTACCCCAAATGGTGTTGGTAACTTTTACCATAAACAATGGGTTAAGGCAACACTAAAAGAAAGTTCATTTAATCCAATAGAATTATTATGGCAAGTTCATCCAGACCGTGACCAATCATGGAGAGACGAACAAGATGCTCTTCTCGGACCAGATTTGGCAAAACAAGAATGTGATGGAAACTTTCTTGCATCTGGCCGTTCTGTTATTGATGGTGAATTAGTTCAATGGTATAGAGAAACTTATGTTTGTGAACCGAAAGAAAAACGTGGTGCGGAAGATGCATATTGGATTTGGGATTATCCTGATCCTTCAAAAAGTTATATTGTTGTAGCTGACGTTGCTCGTGGTGATGGAAATGACAATTCAGCATTTCATGTACTTGATGTTGATAATTTGGAACAAGTTGCAGAGTATCGTGGAAAACTTGATACAAAATCATACGGTAATATGTTAGTATCAGTTGCTACTGAATATAACGATGCAATGCTTGTTATTGAAAATGCTAATGTTGGTTGGGCGGTAATTCAACAAGTAATAGATAGAGGTTATCCGAATCTCTATTATACCTACAAAGAAGATGGATATGTTGATCCATCAATTCAAATACCAAAAGGTTATGACTTAAAAGATAAATCACAAATGGTTCCAGGTTTCACTACAAGTTCAAAAACAAGACCACTATTGATTTCAAAGTTAGAAACATATTTTCGTGAAAGAACACCTATTGTAAAATCTGCAAGATTGACCGAAGAACTTTTAGTATTCGTTTGGAATGGTTCAAAGGCAGAGGCACAAAATGGATATAAAGATGATTTAGTTATCTCATTTGCCATTGGTCTTTGGGTTAGAGACACTGCAATAAAACTTCGTCAAGAAGGTTTGATGAAGACACGAATGAGTTTGGATTACATGGGAAAATCAACAACACCACTTAAAACATCGTATCAATATGGAGATGACCGTGATGGATGGAGCATGAATGTGAATGGTAATAACGAAGATTTAACTTGGTTGATAAAATAACGTTTACAATTTTTACTACATATTTATATTAAGTTTACAGTATACAAAATAGGTGACAAATGGCACAAAAGAAATCATTATTTGATAGGTTAAAAACACTTTTTTCAACTAATGTTGTTGTTCGTAACGTTGGCGGTAAAAAACTAAAAGTCGTTGATACTGCAAGGTATCAAGGGGATGGAAACCCACATACATCCAAAGTTATTGATAGATACGGTAGATTACATGGAACAAAGGGAACACCAATATCTGTATACAATCAATACAATTCTTTCTCCGCAACAAAAATAGATTTGTATACTGATTATGAGGCAATGGACACTGATGCAATTATTTCGTCAGCACTTGACATTTATTCAGATGAAAGCACTCTAAAAAATGATCAGGGTGATGTTTTAACAATTAGAACTGATAATGATAATATCCGAAAAATACTTCGTAACCTTTTTTATGATGTTCTTAATATAGAATATAACTTATGGCCATGGATTCGTAATCTTTGTAAATATGGTGACTTTTATCTTTATTTAGATGTGAAGGATGAATTGGGTGTGACAAATGTTGTTCCATTTTCACCATATGAAATGCAGAGAGAAGAAGGAACTGATCCGGAACACATTTATATGACGAAGTTTATTTATGAGGGTCCTCTTGGTAAAGGAGAATTTCAGAATTATGAAATTGCTCATTTTCGTCTTCTCGGTGATACCAACTTTTTACCATACGGTAAATCTATGTTGGAAGGTGCTCGTAAACTTTACAAACAGTTATTACTAATGGAAGATGCGATGTTAATACATCGTATTATGAGAGCACCTGAAAAAAGGATATTCAAAGTTGATATTGGTAACATTCCTCCTGCTGAAGTTGATCAATATATGAATAACCTTATGAATAGAATGAAGAAAACTCCTCTCATAAATGAACAAACCGGTGACTATAATCTTCGTTTTAATATGCAAAATCTTTTGGAGGACTTTTATCTTCCAGTTCGAGGTGGACAATCTGGTACAGCCATCGAATCACTTGCTGGGTTACAATATGATTCGATTCAAGATATTGAGTATTTGCGTTCAAAGATATTCGCTGCTCTGAAAGTTCCAAAACCATATTTGGGCTATGATGAAAGAGTTGAAGGTAAGGCAACTCTTGCTGCCCTTGATATTCGTTTTGCTAGAACAATAGAAAGAGTACAAAGAATAGTAGTTTCCGAATTAACAAAAATTGCAATCGTTCACCTTTATTCACAAGGTTATGAAAATGCTGACCTTGTTAATTTTGAATTGGGTTTGACTGGTCCATCTATTATCTACGAACAAGAAAAAGTTGCTCTTATGAAAGAGAAAGTGGATTTGGCAGGAACACTAATTGAGAAAAAACTATTTTCATTAAAGTATATTTATTCAAACATATTCAATCTTTCAGAAGATGAGGCAGAATTTGAAAAGAATGAAGTTCTTGAAGATATTAAACATGCATTCCGTCAGAAACAAATTGAAAATGAAGGTAATGATCCAGCAGTAACAAAAGAATCTTTCGGAACTCCACATGATATTGCAAGTATGCAAATTCGTGGTGGTGCCAAAGTGATAAATGATGTAGACGTTCCAGAAGGTGGTTGGCCGGGCGCGGGTAGACCTGCTAAAAACTTAAATTATGGAACTGATAAAAGTCCATTTGGACGTGATCCAATTGGAATGAAAGATGTTGGTAATACATTGAAGGTAAATAATTCACCAAAGGTTAATAGTAAAGGTGGATCACCACTATCTCTTGAAAATAAAAATGTTGAAAAATTGATAGATAGTATGTCTGGTATTAAAATTAAAACAAAGAAAATAATATCCGAAAGTCTTAAACCATCTGTTATACAAGAAAATGAACCAAATTTACTTGATGAAAACAATTTATTAGATGAATTGTAATTTTTTCTATATTTATTCTATGAAAGTGCACACAAACAGGTATAAGGAAAAATGAAGAAAATAAAACATTCAAAGTTCAAAAATACTGCAATGTTGT